CCATCGACTGGCTAATAGGCGAGCACCCAACACAGATACCCTCTGTAATCGACACAGAAGGCCGTACAGAGGGTTTTGAACTTTCTGACTGCCTACCTACAGGAGACCAATAACATGCTAGAGTGCGATTTCTGCGGAGACAAAGTGAGTGAACTATCAATTCTGGATTATGACGGTTGGGCGCAGGATCGTCTGACCTGTGAAGAGTGCTTTTCTGGGTCAGACAATGGGCCAGCATTTAGCGACCTGCCAAGTTTGCAGGACAGGGACAGGCTGATTAAAAAGTTCACCCCTTTAGTCAAAAGCCTGGTCAAACGTCATCCAGACAAGGATTCTGAAGAGCTGTTCAGTGCGTTGTCATTGGAGCTAGTCAAGGCTGCTAACTGGCACGTTAAGCAATCTGCTTACGGTGACGGCTCGTTCTATAATGTTGCCAAAATGCGGTTGGAAGCCTTTGCATCAACATTCGACACTGGCGGAAATGGCGTAACACTGCACGACAACCATATAGACCCTACACCTAGTCCAGAAGAGTCGTTAATCCACAGCGAGCGGTTAAAAGATGCTGAGAAGCTACTCAAAAACCTAGACCCTGAGCAATCCCGTGCAATTGGGCTGACCCTGGGTGGCAGGACACAGGCAGAGGTTGGTAAGATAATGGGGGTCAGTCAGCAAACCGTAAGTAACCTGTTAAAGGCTGGAATAGTTGCAATTCGGCAACACAAATAAAAAAAGCACCCATAAACCGATCAATTTTTACCTTTTTGTTGGTAAGAAATTTTTTTGAGGTGTTCTTATATACTAGAGAAACAACAAAAGTTAAAACTCCTGTGAAGGAGCGAAAGCGACAACAACCATAAAGATAAAAACAGTTGGTTAAACAATTGTTATATCTTTAGGTTTTAATTAAATGGGGGTTGTCGCTTTCGCTCCTTCACAGGAGTATAAAACAAGAGGTTTAATATGTCTAATGAGTTGTCCCACAAACCCTGCCCACATATTGATTGCGGGTCTAGTGATGCCTTTTCATATAATGTCGATAAAAAATGCGGTAAATGTCACTCTTGTGGCCGCAGTTATCCGACTGCTGGCGGTGCTTATTTCGATTGGGTTGCAGAGGAGTATCCGTTGCCGTGTGTAGATATTATCAAGGATAGTGTTTCTTTTAGGGGTGTGAAAAATACTGTCTTTGATAATTTAGGTGTGAAAACATACAGACAGGTTGGAGGTGATGTTGTCAGACAGGAATACACCTATCCAGACCTGTCTAAAAAGATCAGACTTGTTCCGAAAGATTTCCGTTCTGAAGGTTCCACCTCAAGCCAATTATGGTTGTCGGACAAGTTTCCTAGGGGTTGTGCAAAAAAGATTCTGGTTGTTGAGGGTGAATTAGACGCTTGCAGTGCGTACCAGATGTTGAACACTGAGAAAATGACTACAATTCTGCCAGTTGTTTCTATCCCGTCTGCAACACCTAGCAGAGAGTTCTGGCCGTTAGCTGAAAAATATCTTTCAGGCTTTGAAGAAATTATTTTGTGCTTGGACAGCGACGAACCTGGTAAAGCAATGGCTGACAAATTCAACTCGATTTTTGTTGGGAAATGCAAAAAATTAGAGACAGGGACTTACAAAGACGCAAACGAGATGTTGCAGGCTGGTCAACAACAGATGTTTGTCCAGAGTTATTTTAATGCAGCAGCCTTTACACCTGAAAACGTCTATCACACTGAGGCTGAATTGATTGCGTTGTATGAGGGACAGAACGACCTGACATATGCGTCAACTGGCGTCAAAGCTCTTGATGAGGTGCTGTTAGGTCTACAAAAGGGTTTCTTTACGTTGTTTAAAGCAAGTACTGGCGTAGGAAAAACCGAACTCATGCGTTTTTTGGAATTTCAACTCTTAACACAGGACCAAGATTGCAAAATAGCTGTGTGTCATCTGGAAGAGAGCAAGACCAGGTCGATTTTAGGCCTGTGTAGCTATGAGTTACACAAGAACGTCACACGAAAGGATTTGATTGAGGCTGCTAATTTGGACACACAGGTCCGTGGGGCCATTGCAAAGATTGCCAGCACTGGACGGTACTATCAGTTCACGTTGCCCCCCAGCGGCTCTATGGATGACCTGTTGACCCTGTTCAGGATGCTTGCTGTAGGATACGGTGTGGATTACATCTTTATAGAGCCAGTACAGGAGTGCATCAGCATAAACAATGTTGATCACAGAGAGGCATCACTAGCTGAACTTGCTGTTAGGTTGTCTCAGTTGTCGAGTGAACTTGATATAGGTATTGTATCCATTGCCCACACAAATGATGACGGTGAGATTAAATATGCAAGAATGTTGGGGCAGAGGGCTGCTGTTGTCATTAATGTTGACAGAGACATGATGCACGAAAGTGAAACAGAGTCAAACATTACTAGGCTAACAGTTACTAAAAACAGGCCTAATACGATACTAGGCAATGCAGGTGAAATGTTTTTTGATCGAGAGACATTCACCATGAGAGAAATTGGAAGATAATGAAAATATTATTTGACCTTGAAGCTGATGGTTTCTTAGACACCATTACAAAAATTCACTGTTTAAGCTACACAAACCTGGAGAAAGACGATGGAAATATCACTACCTTGGTGGATATGGATGACATACGTTCTCTATTCGCTTCCGTTAGTTGTGTGGTGGGGCATCATGTTGTTGGTTATGACATCCCTGCTCTATCAAAAGTTTTAGGTGTTGAGATCAAGTGTGATATAATTGACACACTCCCGCTTGCTTGGTATCTGTTGCCGACTCGACGTAAATCTTACGGTCTGGCAGACTTTGGCACTGACTACGGCATTAAGAAGCCTGAGATAGACGACTGGGAAGGTCTGACACAAGAGGAATATGTCCACAGGTGTGAGGAAGATGTTAAGATCAACCTCAAGCTCTGGAAAGACCTGAGTGCAAAGCTGGACAGGCTCTACATGGACGACCAAGAGGCGAGAGATAGGGTCATGTGGTATCTTACATTCAAGATGCAACTGGCACAAAAACAGGAGCAGCAGTGTTTTGACATTGATGTTGCAGGGGCAGAGTCTCTCTACACTAAACTGGAGGGCTTAATAGCTGAGAAATTTGAGACACTTTCAGATGCTATGCCTGAAAAGATCAACTACAAGACCAAGGCAAAGCCAAAGGTTTTTGAACTTGCTTGCGGTTCTGTCAGTGCAAAAGGTCAAGAGTGGTATGATTTCTTGGATGGGCAGGGTCTTGCACGTACTAGGACAGAGCCTGTTGAATATGTTGATAGCACAGAGAGAGGCAACCCTAATTCTACACCTCAGATCAAGGACTGGCTGTTTAGCTTGGGTTGGAGACCTCAAACCTGGAAATTCACAAGAAATGTTAAAGGTGTTGAGAAAAAAGTTCCACAGGTACGTACAGAAGATAAAGAACTTTGCCCCTCTGTTCTTGAACTGGCTAGTAATGACCCTGCTATTGAGTTGTTGGATGGTTATAGCGTTCTTGTTCACAGGCTGAACATTGTAAAGTCGTTTTTGAAGTATGCTAAGGACGGCAAGCTACAGGCTAGAGTGCATGGTTTGACCAACACATTCAGGTTCAAGCATGTCGCGCCTCTTGTGAATTTACCTGGTGTTGACAAGCCTTGGGGTAAAGAGATCAGAGGGTTGTTGAGAGCGCCTGATGGTGAACTGCTTTGTGGTGCTGATATGGTATCCCTTGAAGACACAACCAAACGCCATTACATGACACCGCACGACCCTGAATATTGTAAACTGATGGACTGTAAGGATTGGGACCCACACTTAGATCTTGCCAAGTTTGCAGGGGCTATTACAGATGGGATGATAGCTGCTGGTGGTCAAGAGGTGCAGGCTATCAGGAAGTCTTACAAGGCAGCAAATTATGCCAGTGTGTACGGAGTTGGTGCTAGAACATTGAGCAGAGCGACAGGGTTGTCAGAACGTGCTGCTGCTCAACTCATAGAGGCATATTGGGAGCGTAATTGGGCAGTAAAGGAGGTAGTTAACAACATTGAAACAAAGAAGACTTTGACAGGCAGCAAATCAGAATTGCAATGGGTACGAAATCCAATCTCAGGATTCTGGCATCACCTTAGAACTGAGAAAGACATTTGGAGTACGATCAACCAAAGCTCAGGGGTCTACTGTTTTGACAGATGGGTGTACCACCTGACACGAAGAGAGGTATGGCCTATTGCACAATTTCACGATGAGGTGGTTGTTGTATCACCTTTCGATAAACACCAAGCAGAGGAGTTGGAATACGACTTGGAACAGGCAATGGTAGACACCAATGCTGAACTCAAACTAAATGTCGAATTGGCGATTGATGTTCAATTCGGTGATAACTACGCTAACATTCATTAACCTGGAGAACTACAAAAATGAGTAAGAAATTTATTTTCGACGGATACGTGACTTGGGCAAAACTGTTTCCTGAGAACATGGACAAGGCAGATTTTCACATGGAGAAAGGCGACGGGGCTTACACCTGTAACTTTTACTTTAAAAATGAGGAGGACATTCAGAAGTTGATTGATGCTGGTATGCCAGAGTCACAGCTTGGATATGACACCTTTCGTGAACCGGAGGAGTTTATGGATGATGACTCCAATAAGTACATGAAACTCAAACGCTACCACAAAGGACCTTTCCTCACTGATGAAGGTGTTGACATCTATGGTGGCCCACCTGTTGTGTACGATCACACTGATGGCCCTAGTTCTACAGAGTGGTCTTTTGAGGCTCAAGGACCACTTGGCAACGGTACTGAGGTGAAGGTTATCCTGGAGTTGTGGTCAACAAAACGTGGCAAGGGTGTACGGCTATTGGAAGTTGCTGTCATCGATCAAGTGTCGTTCAACCCTGAAGATGTGGAGGTACTTTCCCTTGCCGGATAATTATCCTATGAAAGTCACTATTATAATTGATGATGGTGAAGCTGAGACAACTGTGAGCCGCAATATCAGGAATGGTTATCTTGCTGATGTGTTGACAGTGTTTGAGGATACTTTGAAAGCCACAGGGTTTTCCTATGTAAATTCTCTTGCTGCTGAGAAGAAAGACGGGTCACTCACTTGGTCTGACACCTGACCTGTCTTACGACCTGAGCATGTCGTTTTTTAAACTGCTCAATTTTTAAGGAGATAGCAACATGAAAAAATATGAGTTCACTGGTGAGACAAACGATGAGGGCCTTAAACGTATTCGCAAGGTAAGTAACGGTGCACTTGGTGGATGGATTGAGAGTGAGAAGAATTTAAGTCATTGTGGTAATGCTTGGGTCTCTGGTAATGCCAAGGTCTATGGTAATGCTGAGGTGTCTGGTGATACTAGGGTCTATGGCAACGCTAGGGTCTATGGCAACGCTAGGGTCTCTGGCAACGCTAGGGTCTTTGGTGATGCTAGGGTCTTTTGGAATGCTGAGGTCTTTGATGATGCTGAGGTCTTTGGGGATGCTAAGGTCTATGGCAATGCTTGGGTCTTTGGTGATGCTGAGGTCTTTGGTTATGCTGAGGTCTTTGGTGATAGTGAGGTCTCTGGGGATGCTGAGGTCTTTGGTGATAGTGAGGTCTATGGTACTGCTTTGGTCTCTGGTGAGGTCTCTGGGGATGCTAGGGTCTCTGGCAAGTTTATTGATGATACTGAGATGGAGGAAGATGTTGTAAACAAGCCTGACCACTACACCCCTGAACCTGGTAAGATAGAATGTATTGCCTACATCGAACAGGTGCTAGGCCCTGAGAAATTCATTGGATATTGCCAAGGTAATGTCACCAAGTATCTCCACAGGCACGGTTATAAAGGTAAGCCTATTGAAGACTTGGAAAAGGCTCAGGTGTATCTTGGGTGGATGATCAAGGCTATGAAAGGGGAAAAGGTAAAATGATCCTCATTGATGGAGACATAATATCATACAGGTGTAGTTTCAAATGTGAGGGGCTTGAGATAGAAGACCTGTATGACACCATTGACGAAATGTTTGACTATATCTTTTACAGGTGTGAGGACTTAGAACACAAGGTTTTCTTGACTGGCAAAACAAACTTCAGGAACGATGTTGCTACAATTGCACCTTACAAGGCTAATAGGAAAGGAAAGGAAAAGCCGTTTTACCTGGAGGACGCTAGGGAGTATCTTATAGAGGAATATGGTGCTACAGTGTCGGACAACCAAGAGGCTGATGATGACATTGTAACAGAGGCACACAACCTTGATTATGAGTGCATCATTGCATCAACAGACAAGGATTTTCTACAAGTGCCTTGCAAGATTTTCAATTGGGGAAGAGACACTTTGACTGAGGTATCACCTATTGATGCTGTAAGGTTCTTCTGGAGTCAGGTTATCATTGGTGATAGTGCTGACAACATAAAAGGGGCAAAGGGCAAGGGTGAGAAGGCAGTAGAGAAATACTTGGGTGGTCTTATGGATGAATACGATTTATACGAGGCTACTTTGAGGGCTTATGAGGGTGATCTTGAGGCTTTGACTGAGAACGCTACATTGTTGTGGTTAAGGCGTGAAGCTGATGAGGCTTGGACACCGCCAGTTAAAAAGGAGGGTGACGATGAAACTTAAACCATGCCCATTTTGCGGTGTATCACTTCCAGCCGTTGACTATGAGCCACACACAGATTGTTTTTCTCACCCGCAAAACGGATGCTATGAATCTGGCATCTGGCTTGATCCAGAAGACTTTGATCGATGGAATAATCGCGACCACAAAAAGGAGCCTGATGATGTTCAAACGAAGGATAAGGAAGAGAGCAATTAAAGCTGGATTCCGGTCAGGCTTGGAGCAGGACAACGCAAAGTTCATGGATGATTTAGGTGTTGAATACACGTATGAGAAAGAAAGGATACCCTACATCCCAAAGCCTAAAACGTACACACCTGATTTCAGACTTAGCAATGGCATCTACATTGAAACGAAAGGAAGGTTTGTAAGCAGCGACAGGGTAAAACACCTGTTGATAAAAGAGCAGCGACCTGAGTTGGACATTAGGTTTGTGTTTAGTAATTCAGGGCAGAAACTGAGTAAGAAGTCAAAGACAACATATGCTGTATGGTGCGATAAGCACGGTTTCCAATATGCAGACAAAAAGATACCTGTCAAATGGACAAAGGAGCCTTCAAAATGAAACTAACAGGTGTGAAGTCAGGTCCATATGAGACTGTTGACGGTCAGGTGTGGTGCTTGTACAGCGTCACAGATGGAGATAACTACTGGACTGAGGAGATATACTACGAAGATATGGATGAGTGTATGGAAGATGTCGATGAGGTCTACACAGAGGGTTTTAAGGAGGTAGGTGATGAAGATTTTTCACAGGTATTGCCAAAGCAATGGCAGAACAATGGAGTGACTAATGGTTATTGAAGCACGAGAATATGGTGGTGGCTACAGGGTTTTTATAGACGGGAGACTAACCTACAATATTGACCTGTCAAAGCCTATGCCAAAAAAGTCAGCAGATGCTGCCGTTAAATTCATTACTGAACTTGAGGTGTTGGAGACTACACATGACAGCAAATAAAACAGCAGTGGTTTGGTCGTGTGGACACGCGAAGCCAGATTTTAGTAACGAAAGGTTCTCATGGTTAGGAAAGTTCCTATACGACTTGAAGCCTGATTATGTTGTTGATCTAGGGGACGGTGCTGACATGGCATCCCTCAACAGCTACGACACAAGGAAGCCAGAAGCAATTGTCTCACAAAACTACGAGGCTGACATCAATTCATACAACGACAGTCAGGAGCGCATCAGACATGAGTTCAACAAGGCAAAAAAGAAAAAGCCAAAGTTCATTGGGTTCGAGGGAAACCATGAGAACAGGATTAAAACTGCTATTTCACACGATCCTAGAATACACGGCCTTAGGTATGGTGTGTCTTTTGATCACCTCAATTGTAACAGGTGGTTTGATGCTTACCATGAGTATTCTAATGGAGCCCCTGCAATTGCAAATATCGATGGGGTGGATTATGCTCATTTCATTGGTGCTGGGAACTATGGCAGGGCTATCAGCGGCATACATCATTCTTATGGCATTGTACAGAAACGGTATAATTCAGCGACTGTAGGTCATTCTCACAAACGAGGAATGTATTTTAAGGATGAAGCCAACGCCATTGGTGCTGTTGTTGGGTGTTACAAAGGTGGTGATGAAGGATGGGCAGGACAATCAAACGGAGAATGGTGGACAGGTATCCTGGTGAAACGTAATATCGAGAACGGTATGTACGACCCTGAGTTTATATCAATGAGCAGACTGGAGAAAGAGTATGCGTGAAGTTAGCTTAGGATACGTAATCAGGTGGAAGTGGAAGAAGCACTATGACTACGAGCCACGTATATATTCCACAAAGGAAATGGTACATAGCGAGGTGCAAAGGTGGGGTGGTCAGTCTGTAGGAGAATACACTGCTGTTGAAGTATTTACAAAGGAGGAGAAAGAGTATGGACTATAATTTAGATGAATTGACCTTTGCTGATTACCAGCTAGAGGCTAACAAGACAGCAGTTTACTCTGGTAGTTTGGACATTATGTATCCTGCTATGGGTCTTGCTGGCGAGGTGGGAGAACTCTTGAACAAGATCAAGAAGCACTTCAGGGACGGTACACCCCTAGACAGGGAGGATATGGTTGCTGAACTGGGTGATGTGTTGTGGTACATGGCAGCACTAGCTACAGACCTAGACATTGACTTTGAGGAGATACCTATAGCAAACCTGGAAAAACTCAAGTCACGTATGGAGCGTGGTGTTATTGGTGGAAGTGGAGACTACAGATGAAAATTAAGTTGAATTACTACCAAATGGATAAGGTTGTTGTAGAGTCGCTGACCTCACGCTTAAAGGTTTTGTTGAACCCAAATACTGACGTGGATGTGACCTTTGATAAGAAGGCATCAGACATCAGTGCATTTTGTACTACACTACGTTACTACACAACAGAAGATGAGTTCAATGAGATTATCGAAGGGTTGAACAAATGAGTAATTACCTACCGACTGACTACCAATCGTTTATCCACAAGTCACGATACGCCAAGTGGCTAGAGGATGAGGGACGACGAGAAGAATGGCCTGAGACTGTTGAGCGTTACATGAAAAACGTAGTGGGTGATGTTGATTGCTACTTTGAGATTGAGGAGGCGATTGTCAACCTTGATATCATGCCTAGTATGAGAGCCTTGATGACAGCAGGTAAGGCAATGGATAGGGATAACACCTGTGCCTACAACTGCTCATATCTTCCTGTTGATCACCCAAGGTCATTTGATGAGGCTATGTTCATCCTGTTGTGTGGCACTGGTGTGGGGTTCAGTGTGGAACGTGAGAACATTGAGAAGCTACCACCAATCTGTGAGACCTTTCGCAGCACAGGTGAAATCGTTGTTGCTGACAGTAAGGAAGGGTGGGCTAGGGCTTACAAGGAACTCTTGGCTGACCTGTGGGACGGTTACATACCTACTTGGGACGTGTCAAAGATAAGACCTGCTGGTTCTAAACTAAAGACCTTTGGTGGTCGTGCCAGTGGCCCCGCTCCTCTTGTTGACCTGTTCAATTTCACCATTGATGTCTTTAAGGGTGCTGCTGGTCGTAAACTGACTGACCTTGAGTGCCACGACATCATGTGTAAGATAGGGAAGGTAGTTGTTGTTGGTGGTGTGAGGCGGTCTGCAATGATTAGCTTGAGCAACCTTAGCAGCAACAGAATGGCAACAGCTAAGTCTGGTTCCTGGTGGGAGAACAACCCCCAACGTCAATATGCTAATAACTCTGTGGCCTACACAAGCAAGCCTGACGTAAATGCGTTCATGCGTGAGTGGCTTAGTCTTATGGAGAGCGGTTCAGGTGAGAGAGGCATCTTCAACCGTGAGTCAAGTCAGAAACAGGCTGGGAAGAACGGTAGGCGTGATCCTGCACATATGTTTGGCACGAATCCTTGCTCAGAGATCATCCTTCGACCCTACCAGTTTTGTAACCTTACAGAGGTTGTTGTAAGAGCCACAGACACAATCGATGACCTTGAGCGTAAGGTAAAACTGGCAACCATCCTAGGTACTATCCAATCAACCTATACACACTTCCCATACCTACGCAAGGTGTGGCAGAAGAACACTGAGGAAGAGCGTCTTCTAGGTGTGTCGTTAACAGGTGTGATGGACAACACCTTGATGACAACAAAAAACAAAGGTTTGGAGAAAACTCTTGAACATCTTCGTAATGTCGCTGTTGATACTAACAAAGTTTGGGCTGATCGTCTTGGGATTCCTGTGGCCGCTGCTATCACTTGTAACAAGCCTAGTGGGACGGTTTCGCAGTTGGTTGACTCTTCATCCGGTATTCACACTCGTTATAGCAGGCATTACATACGGACTGTTCGTGGGGATAATGGTGATCCTCTAACTCAGTTCCTGAAGGACAGCGGTGTTCCTAATGAGCCTGCGGCATTTAGTCCTGACACGACCACTGTGTTCAGTTTCCCAATGTCGTCACCAAAAGGGGCTATTGTCACATCTGATGTTAGTGCCATTGACCAGCTAGAGACTTGGCTCATGTACCAGAGGCATTGGTGTGAACACAAGCCTAGTGTAACCATCAGCGTAAGGGATGATGAGTGGGTTGAAGTTGGTGCGTTTGTGTACAAGCACTTCGATGAAATGTCAGGTGTTAGTTTCCTGCCATACGACAGTCACACTTATCAGCAGGCTCCCTACCAAGAAGTCAGTTGGAAAGATATTGTTGACCTTAGAAAGGAAATGCCTAAAGAACTTGATTGGGAGTTGTTGAAAACTTATGAGACTGAAGACAATACCCTTGGTAGTCAGACCCTAGCTTGCTCTGGTGACTCTTGTGAAATTGTGGATTTAATATAGGAGAATTGAAAAATGAATAACGATGTTAAGACACCTTGGAAGATTACAGCCCTTGTGGTACTCATCGCACTTGTTGCTATCTTCATGTCCACACTTCTTGTAGGGGCACATGAGTTCACCAAATCAAATGAGACAACTGTTTTTATGAGCGGGGATATAGATGCAGGGGCTACAAAAGAGCTTAAGGCTTACCTGGAAAATAACAAAAAGACAGACACCATCATTCTCAGCAGCAGGGGTGGCCTGTTTGCAGAGGGGATTATGCTTGGGTTGTTGTTTGATGAAAAAGGATTGACAACAGTGGTGTTGAAGAACCAGTATTGTATCAGCTCTTGTGCGTTTGCATTTCTAGGTGGGAAGAAACAGGCTCTTAATGGCACACTTGCTTTCCACAGAGCATACACAGAAGACAAGTCACTTGGTATGAACGAGTTGTTTGGTGATGGTCAGCAGGTCGGTGGCTTCACAGTGTGGTATCTTATCAAAATGGGGTACAACAGCCAGTTGGCATACTTCATCCAAGCAAAGACCTCTGTAAACACCTTTTTTGTTTTCACAGACAAGGCACTCTTGGACATGATGTTTGTATCCAGTGATGACAACACACCTGTGTCAAAGTTCTTGGAGCCTACAGGTGTAACAGCACAGTGGATGAACGCTAGAATTAAGTCAGGTGGGGAGTTTTAGAAATGAAAGTGACACTTGTGACACAGGCTTACTGTGAGAGTTGTACAAAGGCAAAGGGACTCTTAGACTCCCACAACGTCAATTTCTCAATATGTTCTCTTGACCATCAAGGTAGTACGGAGTTACGGAGGTTGTTCGATAGCCAAGGGATACGCACTGCACCTGCTGTATTTGTAGATAGGCAGTACATAGGAGGTTATGAGGACTTGAAGCAATTCCTAGAGGATAACGAACCATACATGGATGACCAGTACAGCTTTGGGGAGAAACTGGATGGAGAGTAGTAAGGAGAGGAGCCTCCAAGAGCTTCTACAGGAGATGACAGAGAGGATTGTAATGCTAGAACTTAGGCTGGAGCTACTTGAAAACTTTGTGGCCCCAGACCAGTTTGAAGCTACAACCCTACACTAATCTGCAATCTCACAGATCACACCCTCAAAATTGCAGTCGGCTTCAATTGCAGTAGTTGAGCCGATTGCTCTAATTCTTATGTCTGCATTTTTAGGCACGATAAAGTAAGGCCTGAACTCTATGTTCTCTGAGTTAGATCCTGTGGTAGCTAACGTGGTTTGGAATTTAGGCAGGAACAGGCCACCAACCTTACGGATTTCCATATCAAAATCGACAGTAGCACTTGCCTTCTTACCGACTGCAAAGTGCATTTCTGTCATTATGAAATAGTCAGTGTTACTAAATGTTGTTGAGCCTTTGAAACTTGTGTTCTGCCCAGCAGGAATTTTCATGTGTATCTTGGAAGCTGTCTGAGGCACACCGCTAGTTACAGTATCATCCTCATAGATATAAACATCACCAACAAGTGTCGTTGCACCTGCGTTGAAAGCACGGCTGACTCTAGCTAGAGGTGTAACCAAAGGTGTCTCTGTTTGACCGGCCAGGGTGACTGTTTGAATGACAAAGGTAAACTGTGCATCTGTCCCTGTACCGCTAACAGTGTGCCCTTCTATAGTCATGACCTCTGTGTCACTACCACTAGAGCTTGATATTGAATCGATTGCGTTTGTGGTTGCATAAGTCTCGTTACCTCCCTGTTCCCAGATGGTTTCGATAGAAGTGCCCAGAGACTCGTTCTTACCAAATTTCAACAGTGACTTGGCTTTAGGTCGTACCCTGTCACCATAGGTGTTGTCTATCTCTTCAATAGCATGGCGAATCCAGAAGTCGTCTTCCCTTGTGCCGTAGTTTCTATCCCATACCATGATATGTCAGCCTTTCTGTTGTTGCTGTCTTGTGTAATCAAACTCTGATATTTTGAAAAAAGAACTTTCGTAGGTAGTCTTCCTGCTTATTCCAAACAACACCTCAATTGTCTGAATACTCCTAATGTAACAGGGTACATCAAGAGGTGTGTTTTTAGGTACTGAACCCCACGACCACACAGTTTTGTTAGGAAGTCTGTTGTTAAAAAATAGGCTCCCTGTTGAGGTAACTTTTCCTACCAAGGTATCTTCGTTTTTCACTACACACCTTAGCTCGTCGTGCCATTCAATAGAGTAGTCTCCAGAGGTGTAGTTCTCTACTGTAGAGATAAATTTGAGAGGCTCCCCAACAGTGTAAACCTCTTTTGTAGGTTTGATGCTAAGGTATTTGTACCAGTAAGTTGTAGGGATAGAAGATGCTGACAACACAAGGAAGGCAACAGCTATGATCAAACCAGCTAAGAACTCTGTGGCTTTCATTACGATGCCCCTTGTTTTATAATCTTTAGCAGCCAGTCCCACCCTACTGTGATTCCTAGTGCCACTGCTGCTATCCAACCAGCGGTGTTCCTTATTGTAGTTGCCAACCACTTCCACCTTTTGTCTTTCTCAATTATTTCTCTTAGTTCAATCTTCTCTTCGTCTGTAAGATCAGGTTCCATAGGTAATGGCCCTCCCTCGTTGATTGGTCATTTGCATCTATCCGCTCTGTAAGACCTAGGGCAGAACGTCTGATCGTATTTCACGTTGCCGTTTTTGTTACAACACTTCAGTAGCGGTCTGCGAGACATGCGCTCACGGTCGTCGTAACTTTCTGTTCCAGAGTCTGCACCCGCGCTTCCAGAGCCGTTCGAACTTCCGCCCTCGCTTCCACCAGAGCTACCCGTGTCTCCGCCAGAGCCGCCCGAACTTCCGCCAGAGCCGCCGCTATTTCCTCCACCGTTGTTGTTTCCACACCCGCCACCACCGGACTCGTTTCCTGTTCCGTTGCCACCTCCGTTTCCAACTCCTATTCCGCAGTTACCGCCACCTGATTGAGCGTGTGCTGCCGTGCTTACTATAACGGCAAACAGAATGGTTATAATTATACGCATGGAAATGCTCCTTTGTCTTTCTCAATTATTTCTCTTAGTTCAATCTTCTCTTCGTCTGTAAGATCAGGTTCCATAGCCTTATCACTTTCTGTTCAAGAACCTCTGTGTTACCGCTATTCCAAAAACAGAGGTTACTATGATATAAAAGTGTTCTTTAAACCATTCTGGGAGTTCAAGGGGGTTTATGTAGTCACTGGCGAAAGTGCTGTCAATGAAGATAGCAGCTATGTACATGCTACAAGTCAGTTCAGCAACAAAGAGAGGCAGTCGTCCCATCCATGAGCTGAACTTGATCTTTCTTACACTTGTGTCAGCCTCTATGGATACACGCTTTGTACCCTCTCTTAGTTTCACCTTGTCTTTTTCGTTGTCCAGATATTTTTCACCTATCCTCAAGAAGGGTGACAAGATAGCCCCCACCAGCCACCTTATCATTTGAAATAGACAGGGCTGTGTGTAATTGACCGGAGGTACATATTGCCAAGTGCTGCAAACAGAGCAACCCAAGGAACTATGCCAGATGGCAACACACCAATAAGTTCAGGCATTGACAACACAAGGACAACAAAACTCAGGATGTTGAACCAGTAGGTTTTAGACTTGTACCAGATTTTCTCAAACATTAGATTAGCCCCTCAAAAAACGCTTTGATTTTATCCCAGAAGGCAACTACAACAACGGCTGTGGTTGTTACTGTGGTTACAGTTGGAACGGTTACTTTGTTAAATTTCTCACTTGTTGACATAAACAGCTTGCCCTCTGCCTTACGCCTACGTGTTAAGCCTCTGAGGACAAGACCCCCAGCCTTATTCCACAACATAAGTCTAGCAGGTACGTCACTGAATCTTGACTTGTTTGTGTAACGTAGGACAGAGGACTTTCTGAAGTTTCCAGGGCCTACATTGTAGCAGAAGCTGACTAGAGCGCCAAACTGGTTAGAGTTCAATTCTACCTTTACAGCATCATCTACAGCCTTGGCATATTTCTGTAGGTCTTTTTGTAGCAGGTCTTCACCAAAGGCTTTGGTAATTTTCATGCCTGCCCTTACCTTGGGTGGCCCTGCCATTGAGGTGTGCCCATAGCCGATTGTCCACACGCCTACAGAGTCTTTGTATGCTTTGGAGCGCCAGCCCTCGAAGGACTTGATGAGGTTCATTGATGCTTTATTGAGTTTATACATGCTGTGGCTCATTCTCAGTATGTTAAGTTTAGGACGGCAGAGGCTATTGCTTCACTTCCAGAGGAATTACCCCGGTTTGTTGACACAGTCGTCCCTAAGGTATCATCTTCGTTGTAAAATTTATAGAAGACATGGTGAACGTGGAGAGATGCACCAGTGTCATAAACGTCATCTTCCGTTGGGCTGAAGCTTTCGCTGCTAGCGTTACCCCCAGAGTTAGCAGTCCACCCTGTGATGACCGTGGGTAGGGTCGCTCCGGTGATTGTGGCGTCCTGTTGGGTGGAGCTAGTATCACTAGTTTCTGCATACACACTAGCCCCGGTCAGTGGGGCATCTGGGCGAAGAACCACTGCGGAACCTTGGTTGGCAGTAGAACAGTATTGAATATTTCCCTCAGTACCATCTGAGACCTTGAATGATGTTCTAAACCCCCACGTGTCTGTAACAAGACCCGACGATACTGATGTGAATCCTGTGGGTGTTGATGGGGCGGAGGAAGGCTCATCAGCATCACTCCGAAAACATAGGATTAAATCCCCAGCCGCTACCTGACCACTTACAGAAAGCTGTGCACCACTTTGTGCAGACACTTCGTATTGAGTGGTTAAAGTTGTAAGGCCACCAGCAGCAGCGGCAGCGCGTCTTTGATGATGCCCGCTCATTCCCCGAACTCCGCCCTTGCCAGCAACAGCACCATAAGTGCCAGTTTGTTGATTACGTTTTTGGCAGAGGAGAGGTCAGTGACGTTGCTGTCAATGTAGGTGTTCACCTCCGCAGGAGACATGCTGATAAAGTTGCCGACGAAGGTGTCCTGTTTTACCTCAATCCGTTCAGCCTTGGTTTTCTCACGGGCTTGTCGCACCGCAATTTCTTCCGCGCTGGCTGGCGTTTCTTCCCACATCTGCAACCACACATCGTTGATGGTTTGCGGCGTACCTTCTGTGATATTCTTGGTCATGTCGTAAGCTGGTTTGGCAGTCTCGTTGACAAGATAAACGTCAAACTCTCTCAGCTTCGTGTCATCAGGGTCTCGCGGGTAACTGACGTTTGGGTTGTCCTTACGCAATTGTGCGAAGCTGTACGGATACGTGTCTACTTGACCATTTTTTATGAGTGCATATACCATCAGCTTAAATCTCCTAGACCTGCACCATAAACGGTGGTGTTCACTTTCCAAAGTTCAACTACAGAATAGCCTGTAGTCGCTAGTGTTGGTGCTGTCCCACCAATCCATTCGCCCACAAGGGAAGTCCATGTGATCGTGTATGCAGTGCCGTCATCGATGTGTAGTGTGACAGATTCTCCATCCCCCAAGCTATCCGTGGGTGTGCTGTTGCCGCTCAGTGTCCACGTCTGGATACCACCGTTAGCAGGGTCGATTGCTGGTGTGGTTCCTGTGACTGCGTAACGTGTTTCAATGACGGCCTTGACAGTAGGTTGTACGAAGGTAGGACTTGCAGTCGTAACCACAGATTGGTCAAGTGCTTTCACGTCAGCAAGGCTTGTGCACTCACTATCCATAAGGGCTCCTGCTGCGGTCACGTTTGTAACATCAGTTACGTCTGCACTTGCTTCAATACCATCAAGTTTTGTTTTATCACCATCAGCAAAAACACCTTCAGCTAGTGCAGCCTGAATGTCAGTACCCGGTTCTAGGCTAAGATCAGCCTTAACTTCAGCATACGACCTGCCCTCAATAGTACTGGCATCTGTGAACCTAGCAAAGTCGTTAGCCACAGGAGTGCCTGAAGTGATAACACCTGTGGTATCATCAGCAGTCACATAATACTGCCATGTAGTCCCATCAAAGACAAACAGATAAGACACGTTACCAGCATCACTGAGAGTCAAGTCAGAGCCTGCACCCCTGATACTCTGGGAGTTCCTTCCTATTGTCAGGTTGTTTGATGCCCAGCTTGAACTTGACCCCACACGCACCCAATCACCGTTAGCTGGTGTAGCGGGAAGTGTAAGGGTGAAAGCACCTGTTGTAACTGTGTCGCACAACACACTATTGTATCTTACAGCGGTGTAGGCTGTGGTTTTCTCAAGCCATGCAAGATTTGAAGCAGTGTCTGCCATAGCCTGCCTGATAGCATTGTTAATCCCACTAGGCGCACAACCTTCAGCTATATCGATAGAGTTGATAGTTGTGTTGCTACCTGGGGTAGTGCTGTATTCGTCTACGCCTGACATGGTTGCTTATCCTTTTTAACCATAGTGATTACCTTACCTAATGTATAGCAAGCTGCACAGAACACAGTGTTGTACAAGTGTCCGACATGCCACCTCTTACGTTTCTTCATAATGTCTTCACAAGCTACAGTTCTCAGTCTTACTACATGCTCAAGAGGCTTACGTACCCACTCTTTCTTGTCCTTGTATGCCCACTTGATTAGTGGCAGGAACATTGCATGGTAGCCAACCTCATGTGCTGGGCCTGTGTATCTCTTGGAATACAACAACCAGATTTTCTGCCTGTAAGACCCAAATCCGTACTCATTCAGCATTGCTGTACAGACAATTTTTGTAGCTGCCTGCCCACCAGGGTTTGCACTACCTTCTCCAAGATGTACAGTTTTTACGGACCCACCATCACTTGTCTTAGAAGTAACTGTGTATGACCCATCACCATACTCACCCTTACCGGATACTACGCTAGTTCTGCCCCCTGGACTTGTGTGGACAGAAAATGAACCTGACCTTGAAGGGGCGTTGTGAGCATTTTTCACTTGTGTCATGTTAGGGTTGTTCTGATACATAGACATAGCCTGGTCAAACGTCCGTTTTGGCGCTGAATTGACTGCTCCAAATAACGCACCAGCGACAGCACCTAAAGGACCAGCAGCAGACCCACCTTTACCAGCAGCTTTTGCAATGTTAGTGAGTAACCCTTTTGTTCCATACCTATTTGGGTTGACGCCAAGCAGTTGTTGTACAACGGTTGGTTTTGCTGGCAAAAGACTTGGGTCTGTTAGGGTACTTATCCCAACTTGGGTTTTTTCTATAGCGTCTTTAGCATCAGTGTACTGCATACCATTTGCAGCAGGGTCAGTCCAATCCAGTTCTGTCAGCCCATTATAAAACCCATCGTTTGTTAACGAGCTAGTGTCTGCACTAAGTGCCATTGGCTCATAACTTATAGGTTGTGTCTGTTGTTGTTGAGGGCTTGTGTAATAACTTCCTCCACTATCAGCAGCTAAGTTAACATTACCTAAGTTAGATTCGTAGCTTCCTGCTTGGCTGGCTATAGGCGTTGATGGTATATCCCTGAAAAAGTTTTCTTGAGGGCTATCATTGCTAGGTGCTACCGACCTAACTTTAGCTGCAACAGAACTTGCTATTGGTCCCCAAGAAGCACCAGAAGCCGCGCTCTCTCTTTCATAGTTATCTTGCACCACACCTGTGTTATCTTGCGTAGTGTTTACTGAAGATGGGCCTAGAATATTGCTGCTTGAAGAACCGTCTTGGTACAACCTACCTTCAGACTTATGAATGTTTGTTGTGTTAAATGGGTCAAAAGCCCTGTCAAACTGACTTGACCTGTCCCCTGTGAGATATGAGGTATCTAAGCCAGCAGACGGTACATCAGGCCCACGGGCTACATTAGGTAAGGTACTCTTAGGCATATAGCCCTGCATAAGGGTTTCTTCATAGTTCCTGTCGTGTGGGGTTGACGCCCTTTGGTAAGGCTCTTGAAAACTTACAGGGGTTGTTTTAACAGGTGTCGGGGCATTAGGGAGCATACCGTTGGAGTCGGTTGACACTGATTGTACAGGGTTTGGCTTAAGTGCAAACTCAGGCGGATTAAACGGGGCAAGACCATTAGGTATACTTTCACTTGCCATTAAGCGTGTGACAGCATCTTCCCTGTCTACCCGGCCTTCTAATTCTCTCTCAGTATTGTAGCTACCATTTAAGGTGTCGGTAGGTACAACATTCTGCTGTTGGACAGGTGCATTATGACCAGTTCCAGGTACGAAAGGAGTGCCGCCTGTTGGAGGAATGTTAGAATCTACACTAGGTTCTTGTAACCCTTCAAATGTAGGTTCAGGAAACGCTACTCCAGATGGTGTCTGTGGCCCTTCAAAACCTGTCGGCCCTTTACCAGCCATAGGGTCTGCTTCATCTAAGATAGGCCCACCAAGGCTAGGGTCAACATAATGAGGTCTAGGCTTAGGTACAGGTATATCACCACCAGCAAAACTATCAGGTCTGAACGTAGGTGTAGTTACAGACGGTCTGAACGTAGGGGTAGTTACAGGTGGATCAGCAGGATAGTCCCCTACAGTAGGTAAATCATCAAAGTTGGTCAACCCTTTGTTAAGCTCATCGTTCAACAATGAATTGTACATAGCTTCTGGTGGTTTGACCCCTTGCTTAACCTCTTCCTCGGTGATGGCCTTTTCAACAGGGTCAACCCTACCTACCATTTTGTTGTATTCTGTGAAACTGTCAGTGTACCTGTTAGGATCACCTGCGTTTACTGCATTATCCTTAGCAGCAATATTTGCTAGTATGTGACTATCCCTACCAGGTGTTGGGGCAAGCTGATCTCCTCTTGGGTCTATGCCTTGGTCAATCTCAGCTTTAGCTATAGCAGCCTCAATAGGGTTACTAGCAGCCCTACCAAGTGCGCCTATATCTGTATCTTGATAACTAGGAGCTGCGTCAACAGAAGTTCTTGGGCTGGTTCCTTGGGGGATACTTGGTCTTTGTGTAGGAGCAGTCACAGGATCATGTTGTAGGTCTTGTGCCTCACGAAACGAGCCAAGTTTCTCTAAGTCTGTTAGGCCGGTATTCTCAGGGGTTGCATTGAGATCACCAAGCAATCCGTTGTATATTGGGTCAGTCGTTACATCTGAGAATGTTAGAGCTTCTGGTGTACTTTGCGTTTTACCCTTTGCTTCCTTAAACCAAGATTCTAATTTAGAGATTGATTTCTTAGGCTGTCCATAAGTGTTGTTAGGAAAAGATGCCCACACAGGGCCGACCCTATTTGCAAAAGTTTTGAAATCTCCTTTCAACAAAGGGTCAAGGGCCTTTTTTTGGTTTATTAAGTGTAGAGCAGCTATGTCTTGAGACTCTTGGGAAAAGTCTGTAAGACCAAGTTGAGACTTAATCCCATTCCAGCCATTTTTCTTTGTTCCGTACCAAGTGTCTTTCATAATCTGGTAAGGGCCAGAAGCAGAGGATTTCATTGTTTTCTTGCCAGATTTAGCTGACCAAACTTTATTTGGGTGATCTGACAAACTAGAATAAGAGTTGCCGTTGAATCCCTTTCGGTACGGGTCTGAAAATTCTGAAGTTCCCTCTGCCTTTTTAATAGTCTCCAATGCAGCTTTTACATTAGGGTCTTTCAAAGCCTTTTCAAGTTTTGCACGTTTTTCAGCCTTAGTAGCCATTAGTATTCCCCATCCGAAAATAATCCTGCACCGCTAGCCCCAAGTCCTGTGCTTAACAACCCCTTGTTCATAGGTGCTAGGGCTTCTTTCTTGGCAAACTGGTCAAACAACTTGTCTTGCAAATCATAGTTTAACTTACCTCTTTGCTTACTGTTTATTGCCCTTGACCCTAATGCTGCTGTAAGACGAGCTGCACCTTGCAGTCCCCTACCACTAGCAATATCAATAATACCTCCACTTATACCAAAAGGAAGTCTAGCTAGTGTTTTGATTGCACTTTTTGCTTTAGACGGGTCTTTAGCAGCATCACTCAATAACTTTCTTACCTCTGGTGGCAAACTAGTATCTCTAGCTAATGCCTTTACCTTATCAACATCCAAGACATCTTTACTAAGTTCTTTTTTTAGTTTTTCATAGGTTTTTGTGTTTTGATGCAAGCTGTTTCTAGTCTTTATATTATCCCAAGCTTTCGGTGTCACTGCCTTTTGCAGAGAATCCATGTAAGACTTTTTTATAGCAAGGGCTGTTGTGTAGTCCTTCCCACCTTTCCCCCTTGCTTTATTGACAGCCATGTTGATTTTCTCTAACATATCCATGCTGTCTTTTACTGTGAAATTTTTCTTAGCGGGTTTTTTAATAGCTTTTGTAGTCTTTGTTTCGTACCTAGGGTAGCCATCGTCATCCATACCAGAGTACTTTTTTGTAGTTTTTCCAGGAACTTTTGTTGGGTTACTGTCTTTCAAATCCCTTTCTAAAAGCCTGATCAACTTACTAGAGACTGAGTTTTTCGCATATCCAGACCCTTTTAACTTAGCCTTACCTTCGTCAATAGCATCTCTAAGAGGATTGTCTCTGACTGCTGTAGTGTCTTTATCAACTTTTTTATAGGAGTCAGGTTTCATCTTATGTACTTCATCTAGTCTGTCAGAATAACTAGAGGCCTTACTTTTCCCCTTAGCGAGCCAACGACCACTAGCTAAAATACCTGCACCAACAGGCCCAGCGACACCACCTACAAGGCCCCCTTTCAACATATTGTCTACATAGTCATCAGGTGTTGTGTCTCCCCTATCTCTACCGTGTGTAGACAAACCCTCATAAGCAGCACCAGCACCAGCGCCTTTAGCTGCAAGTTTACCTATGCCTAAGAGTTTACTCCCGCCCTTAACTACAGATGCAACCCTACCTACTTGACCAGCAACAGGAACAAATCCAGCGGCAACACCACCGAGTAGTTCAGAACCAGGTGCAAGTCGGCTGGTCTCATCCATCCTTTCACGGATAGACTCTAGGGTTTTGTCGTAGTCTCCAAGGTATCCACCACCAGTACCAATCCCAGCTAAAATTCTATCTGCATGGTCAGCAGTCAACAAATTAGCTGCACCTTGTACACCAGCCTCAAGTTGACGTGCAGTGCTTACTTCTTGTTCTTGCCCACCGAAGGCCTGTAGCATTTTGTTGCCTGCTTCTTCCTGAGAGTCAGCTTCAACATCATACATAGTCCCATCATGTTCAAACCTAAACTTAGCCACCTTGAGGAACCCTTCCTACTGGAGTTATTTTAAGTCTCTTTAATTCAGACTCTAAGTTTTTCACCTTAGTATCTGTCTTATTTTTTGATAACCACTCTTTGTAAGAAAGGCCACCTTCATCTGGGCGAGACTTCCTATTAAACAACCACCTACGATAGTTCAACACCTCTTCTACGTTTTTCTCTAAGACTTTGATGTCTGTAGTCTCTGGGTTTAGCGCAGCTATCTTGCTTTGCATTATTTTATGTTCAAACTCTGTAACCTGACCAAGGCCTGTGCTGCCATTAGGTGAGGCTTCCCTAAGTCTTCTCATCTCATCCAAACTTTGTGTAGCTAAAATAGGCTCCATAGCTTGTCTTATCCTACCAAGTGGAGTATCTGCGCTCAAATAATCTGCAATCCTCCCACTAAACGTACCCGGGCCAATAAGTTTTTCCCAAATTGGGGATTCTTTTTCTTTCCTTATAACAGCAAGAGCGTTCTCAGCAGACGAAATACCCATTTCAGAAAAAGCATCTTCATTAGCTTCTGAGGCTGACTTAGACTGTCCTTTACGGGAGGAATTTATCCAATCCTCTTGAGAAAATGGTAGCGTATTTCCAGTTTCCTTATCTAGGTAGTGTCCAACATTTTTAGATGTAGGTGCTTTTAAGATACGACCGCCCTTGTACGTACCAAGATTATCAACATTACCAAAAGTCTTAGCTTCGATAATATCTTTAATTCCTTTTGGAACTCCTTTAAGTGCCATGAGCCTTTGTGCATGTTTAGGAGTGATTGCACCTGACTCCAAGCCCATTTTTATGTACTGGCGCTTCTCATTTTCTTGGGACTCTTCTTGTTCACGAAGTTTATCAGCAGCAAGTTTTGTCCTTTTCTTCTCAGCATATGCAGGATTGAGGTTTGAGTACTCACCACCTATGCTAGTACCGCCTGCGCTAGGGGCAACACCTATAAGAGGATTACCAAACGCCTTTCCTGTAGCCTCAAACAACTGCTGCATACCCATGTCAGGTTTGTAGCCCATGATCTTATCCATCATGCTAGGTTGTCCAGCAGTCTCGTCACCACCCATCATAGCAGCATTAGGATTAGTCCCTTGCACTGCACCGTCAACAGGAAACTGGTCTTGGTAACTTGGTGCTTGACCCAAAGCTCCACTAGCATGTGGAGGGTAGCCTAAGCCTTGACCTTGGTTACTCCCCAAAGCTCCACTAGCATGTGGAGGGTAGCCTAAGTCTTGTACAGGTATAGGTGGAGGATTGAATGGGAACCTGTCTGGAGAATTATTTGCATTTGCAGGTAATGGAGTTTCTTGTTTTAGCGGCACATAACTAGGTAACGCCCTTGACCTTGGGTTCATACCAGCAGGTCGTACAGCTTTACTTTTAGCCCCCTTTTTTTCATAAGCCTCTTGCATCCTTTTTACCCACTCAGCAGTCATTTCAGGGGTCAGACCACGCATTGAATTAGCCATATCTTACACTCCTCCTAGAATAGGCTCCCTAACAGACCAAGACCCCCACCGATCATTGCACCTGTTGTACCACCACTAGCAAGTCCTGTCATAGCACCGCCAGCAGCAGCTTGGAACGGGGAAGCTGTAGGTGAAATAGTCTGGTTAGTTGTAGAGGAACCCATCTTACCAGCGCCACCAATCAAAGAGTTGTACTGTGCAAGTCTGTTAAGTTCCTCCATGTCAGCCTCGTTGTACCTACGCAACTGGTCATTAGCCTCTCTTGTGGCAAGGTCTTCGTACATACTACCGATACCCATCATATCTCTGTAGCCTGATGAAGCTGTGCTGTAGTCTGATGGCATTGCAGCAGCAGCACCAAACATATTTTGAGTACCCTGCTGACCAGCGTTGAATTGGTTCATCACAGCATCGTACTGGTTTCCATAACCTGTATTACCAGCACCAAAGAGGTCTTTAGCGGAGGATGTCCTGTTACCAAGACCCTGCTGTCCCATCTGGAACTGCTCTCCTCTTGCAGCATCCTGACGACCCAATTGACGACCATACTCATTAGAGTACATATTAGCTGTCAGGTCACCGATACGGTCTGCCATAACACCCTGATGCGCCCCTGAGCTATACCTGCCAGCTTTCATAGCCTGCTCGTTAACAGAGTTCATAGCGTCGTTCTGGGCTTCCCGTAGGTTCCTCTGGAAACCAGGATTACTACCATAAAGCTCATTACCAGCGGCTAACCCTGCACTCTGCTGTAGTGATGCCTGTTGAGCAGGACTTAGACCACCACTAGCATCCAATTGTGTGTTCATGTTCTGTAGAGAATTAACACCTTGCTGAGACTGTGCGTTGTAAGGGTTACCCTGTGCAGCATACCCAAGTTGCCCAAGAGATGTTTGTTGGGCAGCGTTCAATCCACCTGTGTCAAACATATTTGTGTTGAACGACATTGGGTTCTGTAGGGCGTTCTGGTACATCCCAGCAGTATCTTGTACCCCCTGCATACCCTGCATAGTAGCATCAGCATAAGGGATAACCAAACTCTGATTGTATGGGTTGTGACCTACACCAGCGTCATAAAGACTCTCAGCTTCCGACATACTCTTTTCGAGATAAGGTTGTGCCTCACTCCAAGGGTCTGTGTTGTTGATTGTGGTGTTTGTAACTTTTTCACCGCCGCCACCTGACATATTAAATCTCCAGTTTGTAAGTTTGACTTACTGTTTCAGCCTCAGGGAAAGTCTTTTTGTAACCTTCAGTGCCATCCCAAGTCACAGATGTAGCACCGTGGTATTTAGCCCAACCTTTAAGAAGTTCCATTGACTCTCTCATCCTAGTTCCATGTGTTGCATTTATATAGCATACTCGCTCACCACCCCAATTCTCAAAAGTAACCACACAAGCCATAAACGGCAGGTTTTCTTCATCTGAAGTGACCACATAAGTCTTATCACCTGTTATACAGCACCTGTAAAGATAATCAGGTGTAACCCTTCCACCTGTCCTGTTACAGGCTTTAATAAGGCCACCCGCTATTAAAGGCCACGTATCATCAACATTATGAGGGTGTATGGATTGTATCTTCATACTACCTTACGGGCTTCCTGTTCGATGACAACAACAATGCAATCAATAGAGCTGTTAGCAGATGCCTTACAGGTTATAAGGTCTCCCTCTTTCATACTCAGCAATGGCATGTTGTTAGAGTCCAAGAGAACCCTGCTATCTACAAGAATGTCTTCTGTTGTAGCAAGGCTGAAATATGTTGTTGTCGATGCCTGATAATACTCAAGGGTGAAACTTGCTGTTGCAGGACTTGTAGCACCTGTCTTGTTAGACAACAGAACATGGCTCAATCTTGGCGACAATTTAGCAGGACAGGTGTAGAACGTCTGTCTGCTGGTGGTCAGCTCAAGAGGCTTTGTTATCAGCCGTTCATGGGTTTGATGCTGTAGGATAGCCATTAGCGTCGTCCCCCATCTCTAACCTTGGCTTCAACACCGTGTATGTGGTTCCAAGGCTCGTCCTGTGGGATTATAGCCCTGAACCTATGGAGCCTAGCGTTCTCTCTGCATGGGATTAGAGCTGTGTCACTATCAGGAGTTCCCTCAGTTGACCAAGACCTAGTTCCTGCATGTGTGTCCTTAGTGCCTACCTTACCAGTGTGTGTAGCAGCGTCTGTAACGAACCTGTATCCATTGACAAACGCCCTACCGCCCTCATTCCCCAAGACCTGATCTGTAGTCTCAACAACAACATCCATAGGGTTGCCACTGAAGAATCCAAACTCATTGTTGCTGTCAAAGGCTGCAAAAGTAGGTCTTCCACCTGTCCATATCCTAGAGTCTAGTGATACACCAAGGGCATCAATTGAAGCACTGATAGCGTCAAGAGCCTCCAATGTGTATGCTGGGATAGACGCTGAGAACAGGTAGTTGTAGTTCTTGTCCATAGTAGTCCAGCGTTTAAGCTGCCAGTCATACCCTATGATACCCCGTGAGGCATCTACTTTCCTGTAGACCCACCAAACCATCTTGTTAACAGGGTCAGCAGAACCTTGAACCTCTGCTATATAATCAAGGTCAATGTCCTCTAGGAACGTCCTGTTTACCTTTTCAGCCCCAATAGGCTCAGGACCTTGGTTAGACAAATAGTAGAAGCCATCTTCATCTAGGAAGAAAATCCCATTGTTAGCAACAACAGAGGATAGGTTAGATACTGACCCCCTTGCTGTTGAGAGTTGTGAAAACGCAAATGTGTAGTCACCTCCAACATAATCCATCTTCCTGATAGCACGTTGTTGGAGTATTACAGCCCCACCTTCACCTGGTTGTGCAGCCCTAATGTCACCACCGTCAGGGAAATCCTGGAAATCTGAACCGTTAAGACCTACAGTCCAGCTATCAACATCCCCGATCTCAGACCACTGCACCCGTCTTGGTGAGCCGTCGATATACAACAACACGACAAACTCACCTACGTTTGTAACTGCTCTAGCAAGAGGTGCGGAGGATACATTAACAAACTCTGTCCCCGAAGTTAGATCAAACTTGTACAGCCCGTCAGTTTGATTTGTAGCCAACAACAAGTCACCCCATTGGTGAAACGACCAGTTATACCCTTGGGGGACAGCGTATGTGGTTGCTGCTGTGGACACGTCATCAAACGACAAAGTGCCTGAATTGTACTTGTACAGCTTGGTTGTTGTCCCACAAAAGATACTGTAGGTTCCAGATGAATCCAAGGTTGCAATAGCGCCTTTAACACCTGTAGGGAGTGCTGTAGCCACAGGGACGTGATTAGCTATTGGCCCCCAACCACCCTCAACAGGCTCTACGTTAGTGACAACAGTAGCGCCTGAAGGGTCAAAGATACTTTTATCTGGTTCGTAATCTGGGAAAGGTATCATCTTAGAATACAGGTCCAACATTGTTAACAGAGGTTGCCATAGACAACAACTCATTGTCTGAAGATGCGTTCAACCTCTTGATCATGTTCTCTACCCTTTGAGATGAAATCTGTAGGTCAGTGTCCATCTTGAGGTTCCTGTAGACTTCCATCTGGCAGGTCTCAAGGTAAAGGGCAGGGTACTTTGTCATCAACCAGTTTGTAGAGTTTGCCTCTAGGTTTGGTATCTCTTGGTAGTAGGTTAATTCAATGTCGTTAGAAGGCTGTGGAGCCATAGTAAGTGAACTACCGACAATAGTGTAACCAACAGCCAACCCAGAGATTGTGGTGTCAAAATTGCTTTCAAGATGCTCTTTCCCGTAATATTGTAGTACACGCCTTGGAGTAGCTTTTTCAACGACACTGTAAGCACCTAAAAAATCGCTAGGCAACGTCACACTGCCACTAGACGGTGTAAGGTCTGTAGAAGTGAGCATTTGCCTAGCTCTGAGTTCCAAGTTAAAGTGAGATTCAGCAAGCCTAACTACATCAGCATCTAGGTTAGTCACATCACTACGGCTGTCAACCCAAGCTGTGAGTGCTGTCTGTAATTCTGCGTAGTTAGATAATGCCATTATACTTTACCTTTTTGAGTCCTGTAAGGTCTGTTCTTTTCCTGGTTCAACCACCACTTTATATGCTCTTTATCGCCATTTTTAACGTGTTCGTTGAGTTCAGCAAAGTAGACGTTGAGAGGAATGGAGGCAACTTTAGCATCTAGTGATGTCCCGTTGTTCCTTACCATCCCCTTACCGTCTTCATATTCCTCTCTGTTGGCCCTTAGTAGAGCATCTTCATGGAGGTTTACCTTACGCTTGATAGAGATACCACCAAAACCATCACGGGGTCTCTCTATCCAATGTATGTCTTCTCTCCACACTCCATCAGGGTCAACTCTAAAAATCTCCCATGAACTTTCAGGTATCTGGGCAGCATCGAAACCCTGCTCCTTCAACTCATCATAGGTCATCGTGCCTCTCCGCAACACCAATTTTAAGAAGGTTTCTAGCTTCATCCTTATTTAGCATGAGCCTAGACCCTGCTGTAACTTTCCACCGTTCACCAGAGGCTACTTGGGTGATCTTACCCTTGTCATCAAGGACTTCAAATTCTCCATCAGGCTTACGTTCTTCCCAACCTGAGTTTGGGTCTTCCTCGTCCAACAACTCAAGAACCTTAAACTCTCCAATTGGACGGTAGTTTCTTACTAGCTTTACAGGGTACAATTTCTCATTCTGAGGGGTTGCTGTTGCAGTTTCAGTTGTGTCTTTTTTCTGAGGGCCGGGCATCCGGTGATCTCCTAATTCATGTGAGGGTTCAATTGTGGGTGTGAGGGCCACCGTTAAGCAGCCCTCACTTTTGTTATTCTACTGGTCAGCCCAAGTAGGAGTAGTGGCAGCAACAACAAGGCCGTTAATAACCCAGTTAGTGCCATCACAAGTAAACTCTACAACAGTACCAGGCTCAGGAGCAAGGATGTTTATAATAGAGTTAGAGTTACCATCTGGGCCAACAAACTCAGCAGCGCCAGCACCGATCTGCCACATTACCCCACCAAGGAAGTAATTGGTGTCAGAACCAGTATCGACTTGCCAATCCTGTGCATCCGTAGTTACTGCACCAATGATGAACTTATAGGTAAGCCCAGCAGCAGCAGTAGGAAGCGAAATGACAGTATCTGCTGTCAAATCAGGCATGATGTGCAAACGACCACTATCACGGGTCGAAAGCGTAACTGTAGCAGCGTCAGCTACAGACTTAGGGACGTATGAATCCATAATGTTATTCCTTTCTTATGGAGATTAGCTAGAAGCTGTCAGGCCGTAAAGGTCAGCAGCAACACCGTGTGCAGCCTCATTGTGGACACACAGGGTGTATTCACAAATCAGAACACGTTTTTCAGCATCACCCGTCTTAGCAGGCTTTTCCAACTTGATTGCATCAAACTCACCAAGAGAGACCATTTTAGGGTCTACAAGGAAAGCATTACGAGCTACAGCAGCACCAGCACGGGCCATCTGACGGTTAGGGATCATTGCGATCTCACCGAAGTCACTGAGGTAAACCTCTGCGCTTGCGATAATAGCGTTCTTTTTCCCTTTCTCAGCAGCATAGCGGAACGGTGCAACATTAGCATCGTCCATAAACCCTGAGAACACAGTCTTGACGTATGGGGACATCATCATTGAAGATGGGTTGCCACCATTGTTGTAGGTGCTTAGGATAGTAGCATCAAGGATAGCCTTGGTAAAGGCACGTTGAGTACCATTGGTAGCTGCTGAAACAGTACCGCCACTAAAGCCACCGGATGCACCGCCTGCTCCAAGATCGTCATTGGAAGTCAGCCATGCGCGGAAACCACCGGAGACACGGTTAGTTGCACCATCGCCAGTACCTGCACTAGAAGCAGTGTTAGACAACAACTGAACTTCCATGTCAGTACGGAGTTCAACACCTTTTTTAGCAACTTCGCGAGCCAATTCTGACTTACGACCAGCTTTGGAGGTCTTGTCCTGAGTACGTGAGATGATGAAGGTCTTGTTGGCAATCTGAGTGTAGTTACCTACGCGAGTGGTAGGAGTGATTGCATCATAGGACCAGTCGTCACCCTCTGGTTGGGCGTTAGTGGTTACAGGAGTAGCAAGCGTATCGGTCTGCCACTCAGGATGTACAGATGAAACTGACTTACGACCAATCATAGAGATGAAAGGTGTTTCCTCTGGGGTGATCTGATAAATCTTATCAGCGAGTTCTTCACGATTACCGATGGCATCGTAAGACTCGTATGTATTAGTTACTTGAGCCATTGTTTGATTCCTTGTATCTGGCTTTTAATGTTAAAGATCGAAATCCATCAGAGCATCAATAGCAGCATCAAGTTCACCAGTCTTAGCCAAACGGTCTTGTCTAGCCTTGCTTGCTGTAACTTTCTTAGAGACCTTTTTAGCACCAGGTTTAAGAATCTTAGGTTTGCCTTCCAACTTCTTTCTAGTCTCAGGGGCCGTACCTTTTAGCTGCCTGTAGGACATTGCATCCTTAGCCAACTTAGCGAAACGGTGATCCGTAACTTGATTGAGTTCTTCTACGCTATAACCATAATAAGGGACAAAATACTCCCCTAGGTCTTCCTTAAACTTGATAAAGCCTTCTTCAGTTCCCAATTCTGGAAGGGTTTCAACCATCATCCGTTTCTGGTCCTCAAGGAACATCTCCTGCTGCTGCTGCATTTCCTGCTGCTGCTGTAGGTTATACCTCTGGGACTCCTGCTCGAACTGATTGTACCCATTCATCCATTCATCGTAGTATGCCTTGTGACGCTGATATGCAGCAGGGTCTGTATCGACCATACGAACATCAGGTGGGTCAGGGGCAAACTGACGCTGGAAAGCTAAGAAAGTGTCTCTTTGCTGTTTTGTTTGCTCTGCGATATTTACTAGTTTTTCAGTCTGGCTATCAATTACACGACGTTCTTCAGCTACTTCCTGAGTCTTTCGTGTGTAGTCAGCCTGAAAAGATTTAACACGTTCCTGAAGTCTTGAATCGACAATCTCACCAAGGGTAGTCTGTTCACCTTCAAATTCTACGACCACATCATCAGCATAGGCGATGACATCTTCGTTTTCCTCCTCAGTTTCTTCAGACTCTTCGGTACTGTCTTCCTCGTCTTCTTCTCCCGTGTCGTCGGGGGTATCTTCATCCTCAGAGTCCTCTTCAGGTTGCTCTTCAACGTCGTCCTCCGCTTCATTTTTAGTGTCTTCTTCAACAGCCTTCGGATTGTCCTGAACATCAGGGTCCACAAGGGTCTCCAAACTTGAAACTCCTTCATCAAATGAAAGTGCTTCATCACCACCGACAGGCCCACTATTGGGTTGATTGCTCAGTGTCTGTTCTGCCATGATTTATCTCCTCATGGGCTTTTAGTGGCTGGCTCAGTATGAGTGCCTTCTCTAAACTTGTTTTAAGATGTACCTGTTCAATGTAGTGTGGACCTCATCCAACGCCACTATGACAGACTGTATCTTGATAATTTCTATTGCATCCTCTGGGTCTACAACACAAAGTTTGTCAGTGTATTCTGTTTTTGCCTCTTTTATAGCATGATTAAGAACGTCGTCATGCAGAAGCCTGTCAGCCTCTTTAGCCAAGTGTTCATCTTTGTACATACTAACGTCTGTCATGTTTCCACATATCCCCGAAAGAACTGCCAAAGTACTTTTTCCTTGACGACCGTCTATCATCATCGTCACTATATCGACTACGTCTTGAGAAACTGTCCATATCAAGGTCTTCCCAACCGCTGAAAAGGTCTTGCAGGATTGACCCGTTAGAGCCGCCACTCCAAGGGGTTTGTAGATCACCAGCCAACATTTGACTTCTCTGGTCTGATGTCAAGCCCCTCATGTAGTCAAAATAAGGACGTTCAATACCAGCGTCCATTTGAGCCTGTCGCCAGTCGGTATAGCTTGGCCTCTCATCTGTTGTAGGAGGAACACCAGTTGTAGGAGGAACAACAGGGTCAGCACCATATGGCGTCATACCTGTGTCTTGCATCTGTTGACCATACCCCTGATTAAGCTGTGCTTGTACGATAGGATT